TTAGGCTAATTGTTCGTTAATTTCATATGTTATTTGTAACAGTGTTTGGCGTTCGTATTGTCCGTAGTGTTCCATTGTAAGGATATATCCTAAAAACTTTTCTAACATATCAGCTTCGTAGAGCTTGAGCCAAAACCTGCGTTGTTTTTGTGTGGTGAAACCCATATAAAAGCGGGTGGCTTTGAGGGTTACCTCTCTCATTATGCTGTAAAGTACGCGTTGCTCACGGTTGTTGAATAGGGGTTGCCTTATAAAGGTGGCGCGGGCAAGTACTTCGGCTTGGTCTCGTGATAAGGTAAGGGCGATTTTCATTGGTTTGCTGCTTTATAAAGGTCTATTAGTTTAAGTAAAAGAGCTTCGCGGGCTTCTTTGTAGCTTTCTTTGTAGGCAATATCCCAAGAGGTACCCTGGTCTAAGAATGGGGCGTAAATGTAGGCAGAAGTGCCTTTGCTGGTGGCTTCGAGGTTGCCGTAATAGCCTTTTGCTCTAAACCAAGCGAGGGCTTCTGTCCAAGAGGGAAGGGATATACAACCTTTCTGTTTGTTGTAATTGATACGTTTTATATCTCTTAATTCGATACTATTATAAACTTCGTTGTGTATCCTATCACCTATTTCTATGCATTGGTAACCTTTGCCGCTAATAGCAAGAGCTATATAGCAATGGCAGGGGATGTCAAACCCTATTTCTTTGAGCTCTTTGGCGATGTCGGGGGACACAAGCCAAGTGGGGTAATTTTCTTTATTCATTTTTAATGGTGTTTAAAGGGTTATTCTAAATATAGACCTGTGGTTACTTGTTGGTTGTATTTACCGCCTTCAACTCCGTGAAGGATAGTTCGTCTTTTTATTTCTTCCTCATTAAGGCGACAAGAGCTCTTTTGTGATGGGTGATAAATACCTGAACGAATTATATACAAGCTAAAAAAGGTTTCTTGCATTGCCTCACGGCGTTTATTTTTAGTTTTAGTAGTTCGGCAACGATTCACTATCGGTAAGCCGTGTTGACGCCATTGTTGGTTTAGATGTGGTTTGAAATAGCCATAAGCACTATCTAATGTTACCCAATCTAAGTAGGGCATCTGTATTGCTATCTCTTTTACACCACTATCTTTAATGCGATAGATTTTATACTTTTTCTCTTTGAAAAAGTATTCGATTAGTTGTATAAGTAACCACTCGTCTAAGTTAGAAGCATACTTGAAGTAGTATTTTTTTTCGTCTATACTATTAAGCTCGTCTTCTGAAATGTTGTACTTCTCAAGTAGTTTTTTTAGCATTTTCTCTGCTGATTGCTGTTCTCCTGCTATGCCTCGTTTTACAAGTTCGTAGACTTTTGTGATTTTTTCTTTTATTTTGTCATTCATATTGTAATTGTTTTAGAGGTTATCTTTCAGCTTTCTCTGAAAATTCTAAGCTGTCAATTTCGTAGGTGTAATGAGATGGTGCTCCATCATCGCCTACATCGGCAACGAGTTCTATAGCTTCTTTGTAGGGGTGATTGGTTAGAGGATCATCGTCTTCACTATATACCATTCCTTCTTTGTACATAGCTTGTAATTGCTGTGCTACTTTTTTAGTAACTTCGCCGCTAAATCTAACTTGGTATGTTACTGTTATGCCTAATTCGTTAATTGTTACTTTTTTATTTTCCATTGTATTTTGTGTTTTAGTAATTAAAAACTTTCCTTTTCAACATTTATTGTAATGTTATCATCATCGAAGTACTTAATGACGTATATCGTCTTTCCTTCACGGAGGATAACAGAGGAGGGTAGTTTGCCAATTTGGTTGCGGAAGTAATGAAAGGTGTTGTATATGCCTTTTTTAAAAAATCTTACATCAGTTTTTGCCTTACTTAGTTCCTCTTCTAATTTTTTAACTTTTTCTTCTGCTTTTATGGTCATATTGCACAAACGCAATAGCTCTTTTTTTGCTGCTTGAGGGTTTCCATTAATCCTATCGCATATTGAGGAGTAACTTATATCATAATCGTCTATTTCCATTGTATTTTGTGTTTAAATTGTTATACATTCCACTCTTCTTTGGTGAGTTGTGCTCCACAGTCCTTGCAAAATAAGGCTGTTACTTCTACTGTAACATAGTGGGCAAGGGTGCGGAGCTCTTTATGCTTGTGAGAACAAGTGCGAGCCGCACAGGCAATTAATTTGCTAATTTTCTCATTGGCTAATTTTCTAACTTCTTTCATATCTCTGTGTTAGCATTTTTTCAAAGATAGCGTTTACTTTGCTTACTTCGGTGGGGGTGAGGCGTTGGAGGCTCTTTTTGAAGGGGTTTTTGCTACTACAAAACCATTTGCCAAGGCGTTTGATGTCGGCGTACTTGGGGTTGGCTTCGTCGCGCCAGCCGAGTTCGTGGCATAGGGATAATAGCTTTAGGTGTTGCTTGTTTTGGGCATCGAAATAGGCGTGCATTTCAAAGTGGTAACCAAGGTGCTGGGCTATAGCGAAAAACTCGTCTTCTGTTAGGTTTTTGGTACTGGGGAGCTCTCGCCCTACAAAGCTGCATACAAAGTGTAGGCGGGCTTCTCTGTCCTTAAAGCGTTTGCCTAAAAGGGTTTGGAGGATACGAATTTGATGGGGTTTTATTGTGGTTTCTTTCATTTTTAAATGGTGTTTAAAGGTTATTTAAATAGCTCCTCGCCTTAGGAGGCCTCATAAAAGCGTCCTCTTATTACTAACGGCATGCTAAGGGCGGAGGAGCATCTTTTAGCTACCGAGATAGCTAAAAGTGTAGGTTATGCGGTGGCTTGCTCTTCGTACTTTTGGTGTACAGGGAAAAGGTGTTTAATGTCAGTACCAGGGGGAAAGTCCACCGATGAGAGCGATAGGGGGATATTGCATTTTTTGCCTTGCTCGTCAATGGTGTTAGCTTCGATGTAAAAGGCGGAACGCTGTGGTCTATAAGATTGGGCAATGATGCTTACAGCATCGGTGAAAGCGGGGCTATTAAACTCTTGAGCGAGCTTTGTTAGCTCAAGTACACGTGAGGCTTTTAGGTTTCCTTTTGCATCCTTTTTTAATAGGCGGTTGATGACATTCACAAGTCGGGCACTATTGTCATCTTTGGCGAGGGAGGCTATAAAGTCGCGGACTTTTTCGATGCCTGCGTTTACGGTGTCGTCCCAATTGTCGATGACGCGGAAGCCATAGGTGATGGTGTTGCCGTGCTCATCGGTGAAGGTGTGGCTCTGCTGGCCGCCCTTGACCTCGTAGACTTCGTTTTTGGTGTCTAAGAAGATTTTGAGGGCTTCAAAGGTGTGGAGCTTTACTTCTGCCATTTGCTCTGAATAGGTTTGCAGCTTACCGATGATTTGTGGTATGCTTTCATTTACGAGGGCTTTATAGGCTTGTCGGTTTTCGTTTTGGACTTGCTCGCGGCGTTGTAATTCTGCTTTGAGTTCGTCGGCTGTAAGGTGTGTTAAATCTACTGTCATAATTGATAATTGTTATTTGTTATTTTCCATTTACTTCGGCTTTGTACAAGGGGTGTACGGCTAAGGGTAGCCATTGGGCGGTGCTGTCTTGCCATAGAAGTTCAAGGGTTTCGGGCTCGTAGCGAAAGGCGGGGGGTTGCCAGCGTTTTCGCTCTGTCCAGTCTTGTAGCTTCTGCACTAAGGCGGGTATTTTGGCGGTTTTACCTGCGCGGTATTGGCAGGTCTGTAGCCGTTGCTCGAAGGTAAGCACTTGTAAAAAAGTGTCAAGGGCAAGGGCTTCAGTGTATGCTAATATTTTACTTTTCATTGTTTTTTTGTATTAGTTTGCCGTATTTTTTGAGGTCTGCCCACCATCGCACGCTATCGCCGCTGATGCCTTGAGGTAGATAGCGAATGGGGCGGCTGATTTCGTTAGGTTCTATTCTCATCTTGTGTTCGGTTTGTCTTCGCTTGGTGTTCGCTTAGTGTTCGGTGCGAGCCATAGGGGCGGTTATTTTCTTGAGGAGTACACTGGGGTAATATTGCAAAATGTTCTCAGCGTAGATAGTGATGAGTAGGAGAACATCGTCGGCATTGAATAGGGTGATGTCGTTGCCGTAGAGGCGTTCGATGGTTTTCTCCACTTCGCTGTACCACTGATCGTCATACCAATTGAGTAGGGTATCGTGGGTGATGAGGGTTTTTAAGTGTAGCCCTCTACCTATGGCGGTGTTGCATAGATTGGTGCACCATTCGTTGTAGAACTCATAGCGGAGGTTTTCGTACTGTAAATAGGTGAGCCCTAATTGGCGGGCGAGGGCGTGGCGATAGGTGATTTGTTGGGCTATTGTATTCATTGTTAGGGTGTTTTTAAGAGTTTAAAATCGCGTTCTTGGGCTTTTTCGGCTGAGATGAGATAGGGTTCTAACTCATTGGCTCCAGTACGTGTTTTTTCGATGTAGGCTCGGAAGTCTTTTACATAAATGCGGTTTTGACTAAGCCAGTAGAATTTGTTGGCAACGGCTCCTTTTGGGTTTCCCTTGCTATCGGTTTGTGAAATGCCGATAAATAGGGTGTTAGGAAATGCTTCGATGAGCTTGTTGTATAGGCTTGCGGGCTTGCCGTCGAAACACTCTTGTATGCTGTCAATAAATACTATTTTAGGTTGTTGTGGACGGTCTAAGCGTAGCATCATTTTGTCTACATATTCTTTTTGTACGGTGTAGCGTTTTCGGTGCTGTTTGAGCCCGTAGCGGTCGAGGTTTTCAATGAGTGATAGGCTGCCGCACTCTTCTAAGGAGTTGTATAGTACCTTTTCTTTTTGGCATAGCTCTTTCATTAGTTGGAGGGCGTAAGTGGTTTTTCCGTGCCCTGAGTCGCCATAGATAAGTAGGCTGCCGCTTCTTTCTACCTTGCCGAGATGGTCTGTCCATTGGGGTGATAGGTCGATTGTTTTATACTTTTTGCGCGCTAAATCTTCATAGGTGTAGGCGCGGGGTATGATTGTTTTTTCGTTATTTTCCATCATTGAGTTGTTGTAGGCGTTGCTTTTCAATTTCGGTACGTACTTTTCTGAGGCTTCCTGCAGTATTGGCGTACATTTGTGCAGGACTGATAGTTGAGCCATTGGCTTGGCTTACTTGGGCTATTTGGCTTAGTAGGAAGGCTTCGATGGCTTCTTTATCAGAGGGTGGACTTACACGGCTGTACTTGGAGCCATAGCGGTCGAATATTTCGGCATAGCCTACTTTTTTGATACCCTTATTACGGTCGATTTTAGCCTGCAAGCCGTCTGCTCCCATCATATACCAACCGCAAACATATTCGGTAGCATTCCAAAGGCTTTTGAGTTCCAAAAAGGCGTGGTATTCGAGGTCGCCAGCTTCGTCTAATATTACTAATGGGGTTTCAAGCTGTTTTAGATAGTAAACCAAATCTTCATACACTTCGGCATATCGCCCTGTATAGGTAATGCCAAACTCTTGAGCGATTTTGCGTATAAGTTTTTGTTTGGTTTTTACTTGTGAGCAGTCGATATATACGGCGTTTTTGTTTTTGCTTACATATACTTTGGCGGTGTGTGTTTTGCCTATACCTGCGCGGTCGCATAGGATAGCCGAAAGCGAGCGTGTTTGGCAGGCGGTAAGCTGGCTGTAGATGTACTGAAAGGTTTCGGTCTCTACGGTTACCCAAGGAGCCTCGTCGCGGAGTTGCACTTGTAGTTTGCGGGCAATGCTTATCCATTTGGCATCGGATAGCACGCCATCGCGTTCGCCTTTCATTACACGGTTGTACTGGGCTCCATTGATACCAAGACTTTTGGCGTGGTGGGTGTCATAACGGTAGTTTTGTCGGTTTTCTGCAATTGCTTGTACGATTTTTTCTTTTAGGGCTGTGGTTATCATAAGTCTAATAATGCTTTATTTATGGTTTCTACTTTTGTTTTGCTGTACTCTTGATAGTTGAGTGCGGGTGTCTCGGTGTAGTCTACTGGTGTGTAGTCTACTTCGGTAGCGGTGGGTATGGGTGTGGTGAGGCTTCCTAAGCGGTTGAGCTTTTGCACTGATTGGGTACGTACCATTTGGTCGAACTGGGTAACGTAACTCATTGCCTCGGCATATTGTTGCTCATCGTGCTGAGTCCATTCGGCATTAGCACGGTTGAAGGTAGGCACAGGGCTACAAGTGCATAGAAAGGCTCCGTTTTGGTATAAATACACTTCGGTAATACCATCCTTATTAGGCAAGTAATAGGCTTCTACTTGGTAGTTGTTGGGGGCTAATAAGGTAAGTACTTGCGGGTTGGGTAGTTGGTATTTTTGGTATTGTACGGTTACCTATTGGCTACGGCGTATGGTAGTAGTGGTGCATTTGCCTATGTATTGGGCTAAAAGAGCTCGGTTGAGTTGTGGCAAATTAGGGTTTACGTTCTCTAAAAACACCTCCAAACGTGTCTTCCCAGGGAAGCGTTGTTGGTCGGGGTGGGGTTGGTTGTTGTATAGGGTTTGCTCTTGGAGTTCCATTGCTACAATATCATCATAAGAGGCTTTGGCTTCTTTGTAATTGTTGTTGAACTCGTCGAATATCTTTTGTTGTGTGGTGCGGTTGCTATCACGGCGGGCATAGTGGCGACCTACGTTTTGGTGTCTGTCTTTCTCTATGCCGTATTTTTTACCTCGTATCATTGTCTCGGCATACTTCTCTTGTGAGTTTGTAGGGTTACAGAAGCGTACAAATGGAAATAGGTTGTTAGCTTTCAGTAGCCCGTCGGCAAACTCTCCTGTTAGGTGTCGTTCTACTTCTATCTGCATTGGGGTACCCAAGCCGTAGGAGGTAGTGAACTGAAACATTGAGCGGAAGCAGTCTAAGAACAGCTCGGTGTCTTTTTTCTTACTGTGAGCAATACCTATAAGGGCGGTGCTCATCACATCATAAGCATAGTATGCCATTACTTTGGTGCCGTCGGGTAGCTTGGTGTGCATTATATCGCGGTCATCAAGGGTTATTTTACTCATTGAGTAGAGCGGTGCGTGGCGGTGAACGTGAGGGCGCAACTTATGGCTAAAATCGTACTCGCCATTGCGGGCTTTGGCTATGATAAGCTGATTTTCGGCTTTGCTAAGCCATAGTTTTACGGTGCTTTCAGAGACTTCTAACAGGTTGCCATTCTCATCGCAAAAATCGTCTACATTAAAGAGTTCGCCTGTAGCGCGGTCGAAAAGTTCTATTTCGCCGTATAGAAACTGCTTGTAAATATCGTACACCGAACTGATGTAAGGTTTATTAGGCATACAGCAGATGGATATAAAGAGGCGTTCCATAGTAGGAGTTACTACCTTGGCGTTGTCGGAGCCCTCGCCCTTGTGAATAAAGGTAGCGTAACGCTCGGTAAGGAATTGGTTGTATTTGCGTTGTAGGCTTCGTGGGTTGTTAGGTAATGAGAAACTCCACTTTTCTGGGTTTAGGGCGTTCACCGCTTCGCTGATGTTTTGCCATATTTGGGTTTTGCGTTTGCCAAAGGCTTTGGCTGTGAGTGGGCGGCTTTTAAGTAGCGTTTCGATGGCACCCAGTATCATAGCGGAGGTGGCTTTCTCCCGTTGTTGTGGGAGGGGGAGCGATTTGCCGTTAGGTTTACGATGCTCGGCAAAGAAGTTGATAGCTTCGGGGTCGGGTACAATATACTCTTCTAATACATTGGTAACGATGTGAGCCTCTTCGGGCTTGCCGAGCATACGCACGCAAAATTCTTTAACATTCACGCCTTTCACTACGGGGAGGCTCTCGAAAGATACCCACGCTTCATTACCTTGTCCTTTGCCCGCTTGGGTAACTTGGAGCTTACCACGCTGACTGTACGATTTGTAGGTGTTGTAGCTCATTACTTTCCAATCGTCATACAATAGGCGTGCGGGGATAGATAATATGTTATTTTGGAATGCGTACATAGTTTTGTTTTTTTGGCGTTTTGCCTTGCTCCCCAAGGTGATTTTGCTTCACCAGCGGTCGCTGACAGTCGTACTGACTTGGGGAAAAACAACAATAAAATCAAAATATAAAAAACGTGATGTAATGTTATTAGTGGTACTTCACTGGCTTGTGGTACTCTATTTTTTCTCTTTTTACGACGATACCTAAGAAGGTTGTGCGTATCTCTCTGCCGATGATAAGGAAGTCATCATTGATGAGGTAAATGGTTTTTACTTTCATTTTAAATAGGGTTTAAAAGGTTTTTAAATGCTTCCCAAGGCGGTTGCGAACCGCTGCAAACTTTCTTGCCGTTGGTCGTACCAACCTTGGGAAATAATTACTAACTTTGTGGCGTCAAACTAAAATTAATTGTTATATGAAAAACAGTAGTATTGAAATACTCGGAGAGTATTTAGAGAACTCAACTTATGAGTTTAGGGACTTGTTGGTAATGTTGTACCATATCTACAACGTTAATTCTAATCATCCTTTCATTCCCGTAATGCAATCGCTTTGTGTCAAGGAATTGCAGGAAGGTTTAAGTGAAGAGGATGTAAAGGCTGTTCGTGCTGTTATTGAGACCTTCTTTCTTTTTCCGAAAATACCTGTCGTGCGGCTTCCCTAAGTAAAAGAATTTTAAGGTTGAAACGTACATCTTTAAGTTCCTCTGCTATAACTTCTCGTATCAATGGTGCGAGAAGTTTTTTTAATAACTTTTTCATTGTATTATTCATTTATGGGTTCTAAACATTCTATATCATACACCCCTACACTATCATCGGCAAAGGTTATAATGCCTAACGTAAAATCTTCATAGGTGCGTATATCGGTTAATTTGCCTACTTGCCCTTTTTTACCGTAAGGGTCTGTGGTGATAAAAGGCGATACTCTTACTTTGTTTCCTACTTTCATAATGCTATGCTTCATAAAGTTTTAATTCTAATTGTACTACTTGTGGCAGACCCTTGATTTGGGTGAGCTGTTTGTAGCCGTCTCGCAGTTGGAGGAGGGCTTCGGCAAACTCGCGGTGGATGTACCACTTGCCTTCGGCGGTACGGTAGAACTGCTCGGGGTGCTTTTTGATACGGCGATGATACTGCCCGCTGGTAACCGAGTACTGGTGTAATAGCAACCACTCTATATAGGGCAAGGCTTCCTTGCCGTAGACATTGAGTGAGGGGGGCATTTTGATGATAGATTGCTGGGCTATCTTTTCCATTTCAATGAAGTAGTTGCGTATCTTCTTGCCTACTTCGGTTCGTTCTACCATTGCTATTTCCTTAGCCATATCAATTGTAAGGAAATATTCGGCTCGAGGTCTGTGGGATACCTTTTGCCCATTTTTGGGCAAAAGTTGATTTTCAGTAAAATAGTCTTTACCTTCGTCAAATCTATACTCCTCAACTCTACGAGGAAACCAGTTTGTAAATTTTGTTTGAACTCCCAATCTTCTGTGGAGTTCGCGGGCATCTATTAACTGAATGCCGTTTTGTTCGATGATTGCGATGTCATTCATTGTTTTAATCATTTAAAAATTCTTTTACTTTCTTTTCAGAAGGGGCAATCATATTATGGTAGTCCTTTCTGATTTTGTCGGCTGAGAGACTTGTACGCTCGCCGCTTACACACTGGCGAATGTATCGCCCAGAGAAACCGTGTTTCTCAATCAATGCATTTATTACGCTTGCATTGTACTTGTTATACTTTTTTTTCTTACTTTTGTCCATTGTTACTTGTTGTTCCAATTCTGGTGCAAGGATAGCAACTATTTTTTCTAATAAGCAAATTTTATGGCAACAATTTTTTCTAATATTAAAGAGAGAGTATTGTATATATCTGAAAATAAAGGTATTACAAGGGAAAAATTTTTTGAAGATTTAGGAATTACCTATGGTAATTTCAAAGGAAAAGCAAAGGAAAAAGCTTTAAGTTCGGATGTTTTAGCAAAAATAATTGCTAAATATTCTGATGTAAGCCCCGAATGGTTACTTACAGGGAGAGGCGAAATGCTGAAAGAAGAGGAGGAAAAAAATATAGTCTCGCAGGCCCTACCTGCGGCTAATGATGAGCTTGTAGAGTTGTTGCGAGAAAAGGCGGCTATATTAGAAGGACAAATAAAGGATAAGGAGGAGAAAGAAGCAATGTATAAGGAGAAGATAATGGCGTTGGAGAATGAGTTGCGGGTATATAAAAGCCTTAGTCAGCCGTCCCGCGCCGTAGCCAGCGGCAACACTCAATATTCCACAGCAAGGGTGTAATGCCGTATGCCGGCAGTGTGCTTTTAGGTATATAACAGAGGTAGGAAAAGGGTAGAAAGCGGGTATTTGTACAGGAAAAACCATACCCTTTTTACTTATTTTTATTGTAAAACCTTAATATTCAAGCGTTTAAACAAAATATAACTATAAAAAGCAGTACAATACACCCCCCTTCACTCAATAAAAAAGCCCATTGGTTGCACAAAAAAGAGAGTATAACCTACTCCACTACCCTAAAAATAGCCCAAAAGTGTCCCCCTAACTGTCCCCCTAAGTGTCCCCCTAATGCTAAGAAAGAGGTGTTTTGGGGCTTGGCTGGGTGGGTACCTTTTTGGGGTGTTTTATACCCCTATGGAGGTAGCTTTAGCGGTAACCATAAGGCACAAAAAAAACGCCCCAAAAGGGCGTATTTGTTGGGGTTTTGGCAATTATAGAGGTATATATACCTGCCAATGGTAATTACTTCTATTTAAATGGTAGTTATCGGGCAATTACTCGGTAATTAAATGGTAATTAAAAGCGGTTTTTGTACATTTCATTTTCCTGCCTTTTTAGGGATTTTTTATTGTAACTGCTTGTATTTTAAGGCTTTTCGGGGCTTTTTTGGTAATGATAGTATTGTATATTTCATATTACTGCCTATACTCTG